AAACGACAACATGGCATCCGAGAAGTTCTATCAGTTCCTTCTGGATGCGTTTACCTGCATGGAGCAGGCGTTGGCAGATGATGGCAGCATCTATGTGTTCCACGCGGACACCGAAGGGCTGAATTTCCGCAGGGCGTTTGCCGATGCGGGTTTTTATTTGTCCGGCTGCTGTATCTGGAAAAAGCAGTCTCTGGTGCTGGGCCGCTCTCCTTACCAGTGGCAGCACGAGCCGGTTCTGTACGGGTGGAAGAAGAAAGGCAAGCATCAGTGGTACACCGGACGCAAAGAGTCCACCATCTGGGAATTCGATAAGCCCAAGAAAAACGGCGACCATCCCACCATGAAGCCCATTCCGCTCCTGGCCTATCCCATCATGAATTCCTCCATGAGCAATTCGGTGGTGCTGGACCCCTTCGGCGGTTCCGGCAGTACGCTGATCGCCTGTGAACAGACTGACCGAGTCTGCCGCACCATCGAACTGGACGAGAAGTTCTGCGATGTCATTGTGAAGCGGTACATCGAGCAGGTCGGTAGCGCCGATAGTGTCTCTGTCCAGCGGGATGGCCTGACTTATAGATACAGCGAGGTTTGAAATGAGAGTGGCAGTGATTGATGCTGACCTTATTGGCCGCAAACGACATCGCTTTCCTAATCTCGCCTGTATGAAGATTTCCGGCTATCACAAAGCTATGGGCGATTCAGTTTCCCTGAGACTCACCTATAATGATCTGGATGCTTTTGAGCGGGTTTATATCTCCAAAGTGTTCACAGACACTCCTATCCCTGACGGTATCCGGCAACTGAAAAATGTATGTTACGGCGGCACGGGGTTTTATTATGATAAGGCTCCACACCTTCCTGATGCCATTGAACACCAGATGCCAGACTACCATCTGTATGATGCCTGGGTACATGAACAACTGGAACACGGCGGGAAACGCAGCGAATACGCATACTACACGGATTACTCCATCGGATTTCTGACCCGAGGGTGTTTCCGTAAGTGCGCCTTCTGCGTCAACAAAAACTACGACCGTGTTTCCACCCACAGTCCGCTTGCAGAATTTCTGGACTCCGCAAGGCCGAAGATCTGTCTGCTCGATGATAACTTTTTGGGTTCGCCCTGTTGGAAAAGTCTGCTGCTGGAACTGCAACAAACGGGTAAGCCCTTCCAGTTCAAGCAGGGACTGGACGAACGGTTATTGACCGATGAAAAATGTGCTCTGCTGTTCGCCAGTAAATATGATGGCGATTACATTTTCGCTTTCGACAATGTGGCGGACGCGGACATCATCGAGAAGAAAATCGTGCTGGCTCGGAAATACACCAACGCTGTATTGAAATTCTACTGTTTCTGTGGTTTTGACCGTAGTGGCAAATGGGATGCTGATTTCTGGCGACAGGACATCTTCGATTTACTGCTCCGCATCCGCCTTTTGATGCAGTACCGATGTCTGCCGTATGTGATGCGGTTTGCACGGTATACAGAAAGTCCTTACCGGGGAATGTATGTCACTCTGGCTCGTTGGTGCAATCAACCCAGCTTCTTCAAAAAGAAGAGCCTGCGAGAGTTCGCCGCTGCCAATGGTCTGGAAAGCGCCTGCTGCAAATATGTGTGCGACTTCGAGAATGAACATCCCGAAGCCTCGTTTTACTTTGATATGAAATTTGAGGGAAAAGAACATGAGTCATAACCTTACCCTGGGCAGTCTCTTTGACGGCTCCGGTGGTTTTCCGTTAGGCGGCTTGATTTCCGGCATACAGCCCGTGTGGGCATCGGAGATCGAGCCGTTTCCCATTCGGGTCACGACCAAGCGCCTGCCCTTTATGAAACATTACGGTGACATCTCCCAGATGGATGGCGGGAAGATCGAGCCTGTGGACATTATCACCTTCGGCTCTCCCTGCACCGATATGTCCGTTGCCGGACGCAGAGCTGGATTGGAAGGACAGCAGTCTGTGCTGTTTTACCAAGCCATCCGAATCATTAAGGAAATGAGGTGTGCCACCAATGGCAGATATCCAAGATACTGCGTCTGGGAGAACGTCCCCGGCGCCTTCTCATCGAACGGCGGCGAAGACTTCAAGGCAGTCCTTGAAGCGGTCATCAACGTTGCAGAGCCGGAAGCCCAGGTGCCTATGCCTGAGAAAAACCGATGGCCCTATGCCGACTGTTACATGGGAGACGGATGGAGCGTTGCTTACCGAGTTCTTGACGCTCAATATTGGGGAGTACCCCAGCGAAGAAAACGCATCTACCTTGTCGCAGATTTTGCAGGCCGGAGTGCCTTCGACATACTTTTTAAGTCCGAAGGCCTGTCAGGGTATTCTGCGGAGGGCTTCCGCGCGTGGCAAAGAACTGCCGGAAGTGCTGCGGATTGCGCTGGAACGGCAGGCATCTGCCTGAACGATCAGGGCGGTCAGCGGATGGATGTGACAGATGATGTGAGCGCTACGCTTCGCGCCGAAGCCCACCATCCTCCCTGCGTTCTGGAGTCAGCAGGATTCTGCACCGAGCATTCTTCCAAAAGCAGAAGCATCGGATATGAGGAAGAAACCTCTCCCACGCTCCGGGCAGGTGTTGTTCCTGCGGCTGTGGCGCTGGAAAACCATCCCACCGACTGCCGTGTAAAGATTTCTGATGACGGCATGGTACAGACCCTGACTTCACGTATGGGCACCGGGGGCGGGAACGTCCCATTGGTGATGGGAAAACAAACGACAGCCTACGGCATCTGTTCCAAGGACAGCAACGCAATGAAATCGGATAATCCTCACAGCGGCTTCTATGAAGCGAACACCGCGCGAACGCTTGACGGCAATGGCGGTAATCCAGCCTGTAACCAGGGTGGTATCGCTGTAGTCGCATTCACGCAGAATCAACGGGATGAAGTGCGCGATCTGGGTGAACAGTCCGCTGTGATCTGCGCCAACTCCGGGACAAAACAGCAGACTTTCGTGCTGCAGGGAAACATGATCGGCCGCAGTTATGGAAACGGTCCCCAGGGAGATGGCATCAATGAGGATGTCAGTTTCACCCTCAATACAGTCGACCGCCACGCTGTCTACGCCATGACCACCGGGAACTTCTCCCAGGTGACTGAAGATGCCGCTCCGACCCTTATGGCAAGAGACTTCAAAGACCCAACAGCAGTCTGCTACGGAATTGGAAGGGATACATTCAATCAGAGTAAAAACGCCAGGTTCTCACCAACCTTTGATGAGGAATTACAGCCCACCCTTGTTGCCAAAGGCCCCGGCGCAATTCAGAACGGCTATACCGTCCGCAGACTGACGCCTACCGAGTGCGCCAGACTGCAGGGGTTCCCCGACTGGTGGTGCGATAACCTCGGCATTGCGGAACCTATGATGGAAGATATCCGTTACTGGTATGAGGTGTTCGAAACCCACCGCAGGATCACGGGCAGTTCCGCAAAGCCAAAATCCCCGAAGCAGATTGCCAAATGGCTGCGCGATCCCCATTCGGATGCCGCCGAGTATAAGATGTGGGGCAATGGTGTGGCGCTCCCGTGCGTGGTTTTCGTGCTTTCCGGCATTGTGTGGTCTGCACGATCCTGCGGGCAGTAATTCAACGACGATTCTACAGTATAGAGCCTTGCTATTTCTGCCGTTCAGAGTGATATATGTAGTACCAAATTAAAGGAGGTACGCATTATGCAAATTGAATTCAACAAAACCGGCGCGGAACGCAAGGCTCTTGTAAAAGCCATTTCGGCAATTATCGGTGAGAATGCGGTTTACCAATTCATGCCGACCTGCGCTTATGAGATCGGCTGTTTCACTGTGACTAAAGACGGCGCCCTTGTGTTTGATGACCGGGCCGACAGCGAGGTTGTCGAGTCTCTTCTGGAGCAGCTTGCCCAGCAGGGTTTCACCCCAGCAGAAGCCAACACAGCGGTCCAGGACGCGCCTGTGGGGCTGACCATCTCCGTCCCGCTGGACAAAGTGAACTGCGGCAATCTTACCCGGCTACTGGAAGCCAAAGGCAGTCTCATCCGCAAAGCCCTGGGCGTAAATGAACTGCCCATTGAGATCGGTGAGGACAAGGTTTCCTTTCCCTGGTTCTCCGAACTGCCGGACTCAGAAGAATGTGAAGCCTATTCCCATTTTATCTGCGCGCTCTGCGAGATGAGCGTCACACAGAAACGGATCACGGCTACAGAAAAGCCGGTGGACAACGAGAAGTACGCTTTTCGCTGCTTCCTCCTCCGCTTGGGCTTCATCGGAAGCGAGTACAAAACCCAGCGGAAGATTCTGCTCCGCAACCTGACCGGATCGAGCGCCTTCAAGTCCGGTTCTCAAAAGGAGGTGGCGGATGATGCGATTTCCGAGTAAGGCTGTTGTCGAGGTGCTTCGCCGCCAGTATCCGGTTGGCACCCGGGTGGAGCTGGTGCGGATGGACGATCCGCAGGCCCCTCCCATCGGTACAAAGGGCACCGTTAAAGGCGTCGATGACATTGGCAGCATCATGGTTGCATGGGACAACGGATGCGGCTTGAGCGTAGCCTATGGGGCGGATATTTGCCGAAAGGTTGGTGACACGGATGCCTGATGATGTTTTGGAGGATCTGTTCTTTGGAAAGATCGACCCCTGGGAAAACTGCCCCAGTAACATGGAGGAGTTTCACCTTCTAAATCAGAAAATGAGCAGACTCAGCGATGCCCTTGATGAGCAGCTGGATGATGAAACAAAAGCGCTGCTCGACCAGTACCTTTCCTCCCGCGCCAGCATGGAATCGTTGCTTTCCTGCGACAGCTTCAAGACCGGATTCCGGCTGGGTGCGCAGATCATGATGGTGGTATATAAAAAGCCGTAATCTACACAGTTTTCCGGTGGATAGTTTGGTATATATATTGATTCTAATTGACTTGCTATTATGCGGATTTAGAGCGAATATATGTACACCGAAAGGAAAACACATAAAAGCGGAGGAAACCACCATAAAAAACGAAGGCATCAAGAGAACCGAAGCATACACCGAGAACAAGGCAGCCTGCTACCGCCTGCCCAACACCACCACGATGGAGAACCTTTCCATGCAGGTTACCGCAGGCGAAGGCGCGGTGCTCAAGATGGGCGGCAAGGTTCTGGTCGCCGATGCTGCCTGGAAGGGCTTTATCGCTGGGGTTTACGAGTTTGTTGAAACGCCTGAAGAAACCGGTCTCGGCTATATCGAGTGTCGGCTGAACCTCATCGCCATGAGCGCAGATCTTTTTGAAGACGGCGGTCACGCTATTGCCTGGGCCATACAGCAGTAAGACACAGCAAAACGAACAACCAAGGGAACGGAGCCGAAAGGCTCTGTCTCTCGTACAGATCTATTTTGGATGGTCGCAGTGATGCGGCTATTTTTTATGCCCATTTTCAGGAGGTGACTCCATGCGCAAGCTGAAGAAATACAAGCCGACCCCTTTCATGGCAGAGGGGTCGCATTATGACAAAGCGGCTGCGGACTATGCCGTGATGTTCATCGAAAGCCTCTGCCACACCAAAGGAACCTGGGCCAGAAAGCCCTTTGAACTCATTGACTGGCAGGAGCAGATCATCCGGGACATCTTTGGAACGCTGAAGCCCAACGGCTACCGACAGTTCAATACCGCATACATTGAGATTCCCAAGAAACAGGGCAAATCCGAGCTGGCCGCTGCCGTGGCCCTGCTTCTGACCTGCGGGGACGGCGAGGAACGCGCCGAGGTCTACGGATGCGCCGCTGACCGCCAGCAGGCGTCCATCGTGTTCAATGTGGCTGCGGATATGGTGCGGATGTGTCCGGCGCTGAATAAGCGAGTCAAAATTCTCGATTCCCAGAAACGCATCATCTACCAGCCCACCGGGAGCATCTATCAGGTGCTGTCCGCTGATGTGGGAAACAAGCACGGCTTCAATACCCATGGCGTGGTATTTGACGAACTCCACACCCAGCCCAACCGCAAACTGTACGATGTCATGACCAAAGGCTCCGGTGATGCCCGGATGCAGCCGCTTTATTTTCTCATCACCACCGCTGGGAACGATACGAACTCCATCTGCTTTGAAGTTCATCAGAAAGCCAAGGACATTCTGGAAGGCCGCAAAACCGATCATACCTTCTATCCTGTGATTTACGGCGCGGATGAGGGTGACGACTGGACAGACCCAGAGGTTTGGAAAAAGGCCAATCCCTCCCTTGGAATTACGGTCGGCATCGACAAGGTACAGGATGCCTGCGAATCGGCAAAACAGAATCCCGGTGAGGAAAACGCCTTTCGTCAGCTGCGTCTGAACCAGTGGGTCAAACAGGCCGTCCGTTGGATGCCCATGGACAAGTGGGACAAATGCGCGTTCCCGGTCAACGAGGATGATCTGGAGGGCCGGGTTTGCTACGGCGGTTTGGACTTGTCCTCCACCACGGATATTACCGCCTTCGTGCTGGTGTTCCCACCCCGGGATGAGGACGATAAATACATGGTGCTTCCGTACTTCTGGATACCGGAGGACAATCTCGACCTCCGCGTCCGGCGCGACCATGTGCCTTATGATGTCTGGGAGCGCCAGGGCACGCTGCAGACCACCGAGGGCAATGTGGTTCACTACGGCTACATTGAGAAATTCATTGAGCGGCTGGGCGAACGCTTCAACATCCGGGAGATTGCCTTTGACCGCTGGGGCGCTGTGCAGATGGT